TACAATTCGCGACTGCTGTAATGCGCGCCATAGATACCAAAGAACAGCACATCCAAGAAATAATGACCAATAGTGAAGTAAAAGATTGGGAACATTATAGAAATCTTACTGGGCAAATAACGGCGCTCAATTACATCCGCGAAGAAGTAAAAACTTTATTAAAAAATCAGGAGATAATGCATGACGCCTAATCCAAGCAATTTAGCCATGGAAGAAGAATGGAAGAAAAAAGAAGAGGAAAAAGCCCCTCTTCAAAAAGCGTACGATTCAGGAAAGAAGAAAGGCGACGCAACGACGCTTAATCCAGAAAAGTTAAACTCAGAATTACTCGACCAATTACCTTCACCTACTGGGTGGAGAATTATGATATTACCGTACAGGGGCCAAGGGCAAACCGAAGGAGGTATTGTTCTAACAAGTGAGACAATGGAAAGGCAACAAGCCGGAACCGTCTTAGGCTATGTATTAAAAGTCGGAGCACAAGCGTACGACGGAGAAAGATTTTCTGATGGTCCTTGGTGTAAAGCAGGAGATTGGGTATTGATAGGAAGATACTCAGGATCTCGCATACAGATACAAGGCGGAGAAATAAAGCTGCTGAACGATGATGAAATTATCGCTACAGTACCTGACCCAGAAGCAATTATGCATCAATTTTAATAACCATGGAGAAGAACCATGCCTGACCTTAATAAAAGATCCGCGGAAGAACTTGTACAGTTAGATGATACAGGGCCTGAAGTTGACATAGAAATAGACGAAGAACCTTCTTTACCTATCACCCCTAAACAACCTGATAAACCGTTGTTAGAGGATAGTACGGCAGAAGAAATCGTAGAACCAGAAGTAGTCGTTGAAGAAGACAATGAACATGAAGAGTACAGTAAAGGAGTCAAGAAACGTATTGACAAGCTTACCGCTAAACTTCGTGAATCAGAACGTCGTGAGAAAGCCGCTACCTCGTACGCTAAAAACGTACAAACCGAAAACAGAACATTACAAGAACAAAAAACGAATCTTGACGGTAATTATATAATTGCGGAAGCAAATAGAATTACTGCCGAAACCGAAGCAACGAAGAACGTATTAAGAAAAGCGAATGAAGAAGCCGACGTAGACACACAAACGAATGCACAACAAAAACTAGCTGCCCTTGCGGTCGAGGCTCAACGTGTACAAGCCTTGAATCAAGAAAGATCTGCCAAAACTGGTCAGGTTGCAGCCCCCCAACAGTTTAATCAAGAAGTTCAACAGCAGCCTGCACCGCAAGCCGAACCGGATCCTAAAGCTCAATCTTGGGCAGAAGACAATCCTTGGTTCGGAAATGACCGTGCTATGACTATGACTTCTTTTGTAATTCACCAAGATCTCATGAACGAAGGGTTTGACGCCACAAGTAATGAGTACTATAGTGAAGTTAATAAAAGAATTCGTGATGACTTCCCTGACAAATTTGACAGAGAAATCACGCAAACGAACCGACCCGCTCAGGCGGTAGCCCCTGCTAAACGCAGTGCTAAAGCTGGGCGCAAAACTGTGAGACTCACACCTTCACAGGTTGCAATAGCAAATAAATTGGGTGTGCCTTTAGAAGAGTACGCGAAATATGTTGAATAACGTGGAGTTAACATGACAAATAAAGATAATAAAGACGAAAGTCGAGAACCACGCGAAGCCCAGACTCGTGAGAAGAAATCCTCACGCAAACCTTGGGCTCCACCGTCCGCTTTGGACGCACCTGCACCCCCAGAAGGATACGCACATAGATGGGTAAGAATGGAAGTTAGAGGTCAAGACGATTCCAAAAACGTCATGGCTAGACTTCGTGAAGGATGGGAACCTGTGAGAGCAGACGAATACCCAGACTTTGATTCTCCCGTTGTTAATGACGGTAAATTTGAAGGAGTGATAGGAGTTGGGGGATTGATTCTTTGTAGAATCCCTGTCGAGACTATACAGGAGAGATCTGAGTATTTTGCGAGTAAAACGCAGAACCAGATGGATGCTGTAGATAACGACATGATGAAAGAAGGAACTCATCCCAGTATGTCTATCAATAGACCCGATAGACAATCTCGCGTAACAATTGGTGGGACTCAAAGTTCAAAGAACTAAGAGTCCTTTATAATAATTCTTGGAAATAGAGAAATAAAATGGCAAATGTAGACAAGGCCTTTGGCCTAAGACCCTATAAGGGACTTAATGTCGGTTCAGCCGTTCAGCAAGCAAATAAATATAGTATTAATCCTTCGGGATATGATACCGCCATATTTCAAGGCGATTTAGTCATATTTGCAGGTGGATATATTAACAGGTCAGCAGTTGGTTCTGCTAACAATGTTGGTGTGTTTTCACATGTATATTATGTTGCTACTGATGGCACTCCTACCTATAAGAATTACTATCCAGCAGATACAACGGCACTTGGTGGCGGAGCTATAGACGTATATGTCTATGATGACCCTAATCAATTGTTTGTTGTTCAAGCGGATGGTGCTTCGGCTGTAACATGTATTGGCAGAAATGCTGACACAGACGGCATAGGTGGAAGTACAACAACTGGCGTCTCCACTCGCGAACTAGACTCTAGCACCATAGCAACTACTCAAGCACTTCAGCTTAAAATAGTAGGAGTTGTCCAAGATGATTCAAACGGAGATCTCGCAAGCAATAACGCTAATTTGGTAGTACAAATTAACGAACATGCTTATAGAGGTCCTGTTGCAGGAACTTAAGGAGTAATTTGAAATGGCTATTAGTAGAGCACAATTAGTTAAAGAATTGCTTCCAGGACTTAATGCATTATTCGGACTCGAATATGATCGTTATGATAGGGAACATGAAGAAATTTATGAAACCGAATCTAGTGATCGTGCTTTTGAAGAAGAAGTAATGTTGACAGGTTTTGACGCAGCACCCGTTAAATCAGAAGGGGCAGGCGTAGCATTTGATTCGGCTCAAGAGGCCTTCACATCGCGCTACTCTCACGAAACTATAGCACTGGCTTTCAGCATCACCGAAGAAGCGGTCGAGGATAATTTATACGACAGATTGTCGGCTAGATACACTCGCGCGCTTGCTCGTAGCATGTCGAACACCAAGCAAGTCAAAGCGGCTTCAGTATTAAACAATGCATTCTCATCAAGTTACCTCGGAGGCGACGGTAAAGAGCTTTGCGCAACGGATCACCCAACTGTGGGTGGACCTAATTTGCGTAATGAACTTTCTACCGCATCGGATCTAAGCGAAACTTCATTAGAACAAGCATTGATTGATATTGCAGCTTACACTGACGAGCGTGGTTTAAAAGTAGCACTACAAGGAACGAAATTGATCATTCCTAAAGAGCTACAGTTCACTGCTGACAGATTGTTGGAAACACCAGGCAGAGTCGGTACTTCAGATAATGATATAAACGCAATGCGTAACATGGGCATGGTCCCAGAAGGTTACACTGTGAATCATTACCTCACCGACACTGACGCATGGTTCATTAAGACTGATTGTCCGAACGGATTTAAAATGTTTAATCGTTCGCCAATCAGAACTTCAATGGAAGCTGATTTTGATACAGGGAATGTTCGCTATAAGGCTAGAGAAAGATACTCGTTCGGTTGGTCCGACCCACGAGCAGTATTTGGTAGCCCTGGAGCATAAGTTTAACTTATCTTAAATGGAACCCGGGCGGGGGTTTCTTACTCAACCCGCCCACTTTATTTACACACCCCCATTTTTTCTGATATAGTAGAATTACTAGGATAATTATATTTGTTTTATCGACTGACCTAGCAGACAAGCCGAGACGATAAGACTTATTTTTTCAGGAGAAAAGATTATGGCGAATTCAAGTTTTAGCGGACCAGTCAGGTCCAAAAACGGATTTATAACTTATCGAGTTAATTCCTCAACAGGAGCAGAGACTACTTACGGAACTAAAGAAGGTGGAGCGTACCAAATTGGTAGCACAACTGGAACAAGTTCAATACTAGGTTTTGCACCCACGGACTTTTTCACTGGTAAGGGATCAAACCCAGACTCAATTATTAACCCTTTTGCAAGTGGTACTACTTCAGTAACCGATGCTTTAGGAAATGATATTCCTTTAGGATCAGTTCTTTACTACGGTGATAGAGTATTTAGATACGGTTTAGCAGGCGGTGTTGCATTAACAGCAGGAAAACTTGTTCAAACAGCCGTTGGAACTAAAGCAGATCACCAAGACTTAGCCCCTACAGCAGCAGTTGCTGCGGGCGAGTATGAGATTTCAGTAGAAACAGCAGGAACTGACTTAACAGCTAACCAGTATAAAGACGGTTATCTTTATGTTAATGATGGTGCAGGCGAAGGGCAATGTATGAAAATTGCTTCTAACCCAGCACACGATCACTCATCTGATCCTTCAGTTGTTATAACAACTCACGATGCTTTAGCTACAGCAATAGCAACTTCATCTAAAGTTTCATTAATAGCAGAT